AAAGACCCCCGCATGGCTTGGCACAAGGGCACGCTACAGCGCAGCGGGACGGTGGAACTCGACCCCAACAGCAACGTGGTGGGTGTGACCATCAAGTACTCGGTGGACGAGCCTTACGACTATGCCGCGTTGCAGCACGAGGTGGAGGACTTCCAACACGACCCACCTGGGCAGCCGTTCTACCTCAAGCGCCCCTTCACGCGCATGAAGGCAGATGCCATGGCGCGTGTGGGTGACAGGATACTCCTCGCACTAAGGGGCAGGCTATGATTGCCGAAATCGCCGCGCTGCTTGAGTACGAACTCGGCATGGCCGTGTACTACGGCTTCATGCCCGATGCCGAGGACACCTCGTACAACGAGGTGGTTGCCCTGCGCGGCTTCGCGCTTGCACCACCCAGCCATGACTTCGGAAACCCCGACCCAATCTATACCCCGCTAGGTATAGCGGTGCACGCACGGGCCGACACGCAAGAGGATGCCGAGGCGCTGTGTTTGAGTGCCTATTCGGGCCTCCTAAGTATGGGTTACACGGCCCTTTCGCCGCCCGTATCATTAGGGCAGCAACAGGGACGGTTCGAGGTGGTCGCCCAAGTGGAGGCCCACGAGGTAAGACCGTAGGTACAGGAAGGAAGGAAGGGCACCATGGCTATCGTTCATGGCAAGGGCGGGGCGGTCAAGATTGGCACCCCAACGGCAACGCTCGTGGCCGCTATGACCGAGTGGCGGCTCAACTCGACGGCAGACGAGGTTGACGTAACCTCGTTTGGCGACACCGACAAGGTGTGGATGGCGGGGTTCAAGAACGGCGAGCTGAACTTCAGCGGCTTCTACGACGATGCCGACACGGCTCAGGGCGACATGCACGACGCGTTCGATGCGGGCACCGAGGTGCACGTCAAGCTGTACACGGACGCCAACAGCGGCTTCGAGGGCGACGCCGTTGTGTTGAGCCGTGAGGTTTCCGCGAGCGTTGCGGGCGCGGTCACCTGCAACTTCGGCCTGCGCGTCAACGGCGCAATCACCGCGTTTGCCGACACCCCGTAGACCTAAGCACTAGAAAGGAAGCACATGCCTGCCAAGGCCCATAAGGTTCGCATTGGCAAGTCGTGGTACACGCTCAGGTACGGCAACAAGGCGCTGCGGCGCTACGAGGAAGTGGCCAAGGCCACTGTGGCCGACCTGGGCGGCACCACGTTTGGGGTGGGCACCATTACCTACCTGCTATACGCAGGCATGGTGTACGAGCACCCCTACGTCACGCTGGACGACGTGGACGAAATGCTTGATACCTACCTGGAAGCGGGCCACGACATCACCAAGATTGTGTCGGTCGTGACCGAGGCCCTCAGCGAGTCGGGCTGGTTCCAGGTAAGCCCTACCGAGGCGTCAGCCTCTACGAAGGACTCTGGCGAGACTCCTGCCGAGCAGGCATAAGCCCGAGCGATTTCGAGGAACTGACGCCCAAGGAATGCGGCGACGTGGTGAGTGGTGCCTCGTGGCGTATGCGAACACAGGCTGTGGTCACTGCGTGGTGGCTCACCGCCTTCCAGTACGGCACCGACAAGCTGCCCGACCTGGAGGAGCTGATTAGGGATAAGGACCTGCCCACCGAACCAGAGGACTTGCGAGCCGAATACCACAAACGGCTAAGGGAATTCGGATTGGAGTAGCATGCTGGGCGGCGAAGTCACTGCCAGGATGGACCTGGACCTAAGCAAGTTCAGTGACAAACTGGCTCGCGTAAAGGCCCAGCTGGCAGACCTCGAGAAGCGCGTCTACAAGGCGCAGGTTGACGTTGGCACCACAGGCACAAAGGGCAAGGGGGGCGGCGGTTCCCAAACTGGGAGTCAGACCAACGCCGCCTCCCTCAATGCCAACGCACGTGCGCTGGACAACGTCAGCAAGGCTTCCAACAAGGCCAATGTTGCGCTGGCTGCCATGGGCAAGACGGGCCAAACCACTGGGCAGCAGCTCATTGCGTTGCAGCAGGGCAAGACAGCCTTCGCCTCACTACGCGCCGCCGCCGTAGCCGCGGCCAATGCTGGGCTACTTGACCCCAAGCAGAGCGCAAAGGTTGGGGAGCAGCTACAGCAGCTGCAAGGCAACGTCAAGAAGCTCGATACCGCCCTCAAGGAATCGGGGGCCACCGCTACCAAGACGGAAACCTCGTTCAGCCGACTGCTCACCACGCTAACCAAGGCCACCTTCGTGTTCCTTGGCATCATGACGCTGAAGGCCGCCATAGAAGGCGTGTCGGCAGCGGTCAAGATGATGGTGAGCGAAGCGGCACGCATGGAAGTGCTTACCATTGGCTTCACCCAGCTGTACGACGGGGCCGCCAAAGCCAAGGCAATGCTCGAGAGCCTGGCCGCCTTTGCAGCCACCACGCCGTTCACGCTAGTGGACGTGGAGCAGCAGGCGATGCGCCTCAAGGCGTACGGGTTTGCAGCCGACGAGGTCATACCAATCCTAACCAACGTGGGTGACGCCGCGTCAGCCCTGGGCACGGGCGCTGAGGGCATCAACCGCATCACCCTGGCCCTGGGCCAGATGCGCAGCGCGGGCCGCATGAACAGCCGCGACATGCTGCAACTCACCGAGGCCTTCGTGCCTGCATGGCAGTATGTGGCCGACGCCATTGGAACCACCACGGGCAAGGTGCGCGAACTGAGCGAAAAGGGCTTGGTGCCTGCGCGCCTGGCCATTGCCGCTATACGCACGGGCATGCAGAGGGACTTCGGCGGTCTGATGCAGGCCCAGATGAAGACCCTCACGGGCATGTGGTCGAACTTTGTGGATAGCCTCACGCTTGCAGCCAGGGCCGTGGGGGCCAAGTTCCTGCCGCCGCTGAAGGCCGTGGTTACGTGGCTCAAGGAGCAGATGCCGCAGCTGCAAGCCTTCTTCGAAATGACTGTGGACGGGGCCAACGACCTGGGTGCCGCGCTGCGCAACGTGGGCACCATAGCAAGTAGCCTCGGCCCACTGTTTGCCTTCCTCGCACGCCAGATTGGCGCGCTGTTCAGCATGGCCACCGCGGTAGCAGCTATGCGGCTCACAAGCGTGCTACGGCAGATGCGCGACCACCCACTGGCAGCCATTGTGGCTATTGCGGGACTGGTGAGCATCGTCAACAAGCTGGTCACCGCCTACAAGAACCTGCGCACCGCCTACCTCGCCGCTGCGGCGGCGGCTCAGATATACGCGATGTCGGCTGGCGCGGCGGCTTACAGCACGGCAACCGCCGAGGGAGCCAGCGGCCTAACCAGGCTGTTGACCCTCTTCAAGACGCTGCCCCAGGTTGCCAAGGTCGCGTGGACGGCAGCACTGCCAGTAGCGGGCGCACTCGGCATCGGGGCAGCCATAGCCGCCATATCAACGGGCCTCGGGTTGCTCATAATCAAGCTGCTTAGGGCTGCTGGCGCGTGGAACGACTACGGCAAGAGCGCCAAGGAGGCGATGGCCTATGCGCAGGAGCACGGCAACCTGCCCACTGGGCCGAACGCCGTATGGACTCCCACGGGCAGCACCGCCGCCGACAAGCTGCGGGCAGACCAGGACCGCCTCAAGGGTCTGAGCGATGAAAAGCTGACTGCCGAAGCGGAACTGGCCGCGGCAGAAGGTCGGTTGGCGCAGGCCAAGCAGGAACTGGAAGCCGCCAAGTCCGAGGCGGGCAACAAGGACACGCTGCGGCTGCGCACGGCCACCATCGAGTACGAGCAGGCCAAGCGGGCCGTGGACGGCTTCACCTCCTCGCAGAAGTCGCTGGCCGACGAACTGGCGGCGGCCAAAGCGGAGTTTGAGGCGCAGCAGGATGCCGCCAAGGAACTGAAGTACACACTGGCCGAGCTGTGGTCGAGTTCGTTGGGCGCAGAGGACGAGTACCTCAACGCGCAGTACGCCCTCAAGAAGGCGCTCAAGGAGGGCTACGACCCGCAGGGCATGACGATTGCCAAGCTGCAAGCGGCTGTGGACACGGCCTCTGAAAAGATGCTGGGTGCCCAAACCGACTACCAGACACAGCTGGGCGATACCGAAACCGCCACCAAGAAGCTCGAGGGCACGGCGCTGAAAGCGTACGGGGCCATGGACACGGCCATCAAGGACATGACCGACTCCATGGACGGGTTCACGGCCAGCACAAACGACGCTGCAACGGCCACACAGGGCCTCGGCTCCACCGACTACTCCACGCAGGTGCAGCCCTCGCAAACCCAGGACTGGAACACCTACCGCTCTGGCGAGCGGGACACCCGTTCTTCGGCAAGCGTGAGGACACCAGGCTGGCAGAAGCTGGGCAGCCTTGCCGACAGCTTCGAAACCAAGGTGACGGAGTGGCTCACCGCTGCGTACAACCAGGGGGCGCGCTTCACGGTTAGCAGCGCGTTCCGAACCGAAGCCGAGCAGCGGCGCATACACGACCAGCTGACCAAGAAGTACGGCGAAAACCACCCGCCCGCAGCTGACCCCGACAAGAATCCCTCACGGCATAGTTCGGGCCTGGCCGTGGACATTGGCGGGGCCAACGCCGCCTCCATGCGCATACTCGAGCGCCTCGCCTCCCAGTTCGGGCTGGCCAACCCCATCAAGAACGACAGCGGGCACTTCCAGCTGGCGGGAACCCAAACCAGCCGCACAAAGGGCAGCGCGCAGGAGCAGGATGAGGTCGAGGCCCGCAAGAACGCAGCGGAGGCAGCCAAGAAGGCCTCGGAGAAGGCCTCCGAAGCTGCCGACAAACTGCGCAAGGCACTGTGGAGTGCCGTTGAGGCGGCCAAGGAACTGGCGCAGCAGTTCGCGCAGGCTGTGCGCGACATAGGAAACTTCGCGGGGCTGTTCGACCGCCCCGAGCAGCGGCGCGTTGGCGGGTTCATGGGTGCCGCCAGGGCACAGATTCGCAAGCTGACCAAGTACCGCGATGCCCTGAAGAAGCTACAGAAGATACTCCCCGCCTCTGTGTTCGACGAGGTGGTGGCTGCGGGCACGGCCTCCATGGACGAGGTAATCAGGCTCGCCCGTGGCAACGCCAGGGAGTGGGGCACTCTGATAACGACCCGCCAGAAGGTGTCGAAGGAGATTGCCTCCATCACCATGGCCGACCAAATGGCCGCGGGCCGCCAGGAGATAGTGACCAAGGCGTACGGTTCTGCGGCTGAGGCTGGCTCCAACATTACGGTCAACATGGGCGGCGTAACCGTACACGGCTACAAGGACGTGCAGACGTTCGTGAAGGATATGACGCGGCTAATCAACAAGGAACTGCGCGCAGCAGGATTGGCGGGAGCCTAGCATGGCCTGGACATTCAACGGCACGACCGACGTGGGTATGGGCCTCACAACCACGGACATCCGCCGCTCGCTGATGCCCGAGGTCAAACGCAGCACCCTCGAGGTGCCTGGCATGCCTGGCGCGTACCTCATGCAGACCAACATTGGGGAGCGCCGCATAGAAATCGACGTGGTGTTCGTGGGCACCACGCTTGCCGACGCCATAGCCGATGCCCGTACGCTTGCCACGTGGCTGTACACGAACGTGCCCCTCGAGCTCACCTTCGATGATGACCCGAACGTGGTGTACTACGCGCAGCTGGACGGCGATACGGAGCTCGAGGCCATTGCCAAGATTCGCCGCGGCACCATCGTGTTCATGTGCTCCGACCCCTTTGCCTACGACACGGTGGTCGACGAGTACGCCGTGACGCAAGGCTCTAACACGCTCACCAACAACGGCGGCGTGGACACCTACCCGAAGTTCGACCTGGTAATGGCGGGTGACACCACCTTCCTCGACATTGCAGCCGAAAGCGGCTTCGTACGGGTGGGCCTGCCCGACCAGGTGGATGGGGCCACGCCCACGGTGAACTACCGCGAGGACTTCTACGAGGACTTCAGCGGCACACCAGCAGTACCGCCAGCACAGCATGCACCGTGGGAGCTGATGTCTGGCATTTGTGAGGGCGGTTCAGACTCCACGGGTAGCCCCATGATGGGCCACGAGGACGGCTATGTGTTCATCGACGACCCAGGCACGGGTGATTCCTTCCATGGCCCCACGATTGTGCGACACCTCGCCACCCCAGCCCACGACTTCCAGACGGGCCTCATCTTCTACTGGACTGATTCGGCAGCCGCTGCCATGGGACGCATACAGCTGTACGCCCTCAACTCGGCCCACGCCGTCATTGGGAAGGCTGGCATTCAGGATTCATGGGGAGGCATTGCGCAAACGGCCTTCCACGCACAGGCTGGCGGCCAGGCGGGAACCTACGCGTCCATTGTGAACATCCTCCCCGCGCAGCCCCAGGCGTGGAACACGTGTAACTGGGGAGCCATCACGCTCCAACGCAGGACACTGGGGGATGGCACGGTGTGGACGGCCATCATGGAGATTGTCGACCCAGCCCTGGGCGCGCCCTTCACCCACTGGCGCTTGGAGCGCACCTACAAAGACCTCACGGGTGCCTGCGGTACGGACGACCTGCACGCCGTGGCCATTCACATGAGCGTGGCTGGCTCGACGGAACCCACCAAGCAGTGGGCCAGCGAGTGTTGGGCGTGGGAGTGGACGGACGGCGGCGGTGGCGGTGCCACCGACAGCAGCGTCATTGCCCAGGCCAACGACCGCATAACGGTGGACATGCGCACGGGGGCGGTGCTGCTGAACGGCAGCACCAAGTCCAAGGTGAACGACACGAACGGGGTGCTGCTGCCGATGAGCGCCCTGGTGCACTACACCTCGAGCTTCTTCCCGATTGCCGTTGGCAGCAATACGGTGGACATAGCCGCGGGCTGTAACGTATCTGGCACGGCCTACGTTCATGAAAGGTGGCTGTAAATGGCCTCGGGGACGTTCAAGTTCTTCGGCAAGGGGTTCCTGAAGATTATGCAGCAGGGGACCATCGACCTTGAGTCCGACACCATCTACGTCATGCTCACCACGGTGTCCTATGTGCCCAACCAGGACACCCACGAATTCCGCAGCGACGTCACCAACGAAGTAAGCGGCACAGGCTACTCCACGGGTGGCTTGGAGGTAACGAACAAGAGCCTCAGCTACGACTCTGGCACCGAACAGGTGCGGTGGATTTCCAGCACCGACAACGAATGGACTGGCTCCACCATTACGGGTGCGCGGGTCGCCGTCTGGTACAAGAGCACGGGTAGCGCCGCCACCGACCCCCTCATTGGTTACGCCGTGTTTGATGGTGACGTCAGCACCATCGACTCCACCATGAAGCTCGACGTGGACGCGACGTATGGCATCGGCGCGATTGATTTGACCTAACCGCCCATGCGCCTCTACCTCAACAACGAGGCCGCTGGGTACACTCCTGATTCGTGGAAGGCCAGCTGGGACGATACAAGCGGGGCCGTCACCAAGAAGCTTGGCACCAGCAAATCGGGTAGCACCGCCACCGTCGGCGTTGCGGAAACCTCAACCTCTAGCACCTGGCAGGTAGCCCTGGGGCGCTTCGTTAGCGACGCGCTTGCTACCGCCGTGACCATCGACTACCTTGCTTGCCGCCAGCAAATGTGCGCGGTGATGTCGGAGTCTGACCTCGCGGCGGATATGCGCTTGGAGTGGATGGTTTGGGTCACCACGGGCGACACCTCCACGGTACGCGGCACCATCATCAACGAGCGTGGCCACGTTGATGAGCTAGGGGGCACAACACTACTAGGCGAGGCTTCGGTAGTAGCCAGTGCCAACAACACCTTCACAGCGCAGGTAGGCGACCGCATCGTACTCGAGGTGGGCTACCGCGCCTACAACACCTCGGCCACGTCGTACACAGGCACGCTGGAGTACGGCGGTACAGGCAGTGATGCCTCGCAGGGTTCCGCATCGGGCACGGTGGGCTGGCTTGACGTGGGACAGGCACAAACGGTCAGCATTCAGGGGTTCCCCTACAAGGCTGTGGCGGTAAGTGGGACACACTACCTCGCTTCGGGCGCAGCCATAGCAACCATCACCCCCACACCAGCTACCGCAACGGGCGGAACCGTACACCTGTGGGGCGACGTCACGGTGCACATCACTCCTGGCGTGGTCAAGATGGGGAACGACCAGACGGTCGTGCTATCGCGGTACTTCGATGACGCAACGTGGCAGGAGCATTTCGACGACGCCCTCCACGTGGCTGAAAACTGGTGGGTGCGGAACGTCACCAACGACTTTGGCTACGTGCAGACCATTGGGTACTTTCCTCCGAACTCGACCCACTGGGTATTCGTTGAGTGCGTGAACATGCTGACCATAATGGACAGCTTTGGAATACTTGGCCCAGGCCTCGAGGTCGACAAGGGCGACTACATCGCTGTAGCCAGCTACGTTCCCTCGATGCCGTACTGGTACATGCGCGCTTCGGTGGACTACTCGAACAACACCCCCGCGTGGGGCATTGTGTTCACCGAGCTGTATACGGCCCCAGGGCCATACCAGCCGCCACCCCCCCAGATTTCGTCCGACCCAATCCCCATTCAGCTGACCGACTACTACTGCCTCAAGCTGGATACCGAAACCAACACCATGAATATCATGCGGGTCACTGGCGAATCCTCCACCCAGGGTGCCCTGCAAAGCGAAGTGGTTGCGCTGGCTGGTATAGCGGGAGTGGCATCGCCCAACCCAGGCTACGATTACGACTACTTCGAGATTGTGGTGCAGGCCAACAGCGTGCAGGTATGGGAGTGTTGGGGTGACGACCGAACCAAGCTGGTCGTTAGTGGCTCCCTGCCGTACATCACAGGAAGTGTGGGCTTCACTAGGCAGGTGCCAGACGGCGTCGATGAAACCATCATGGACTACATAGGCGTGTGGGAGCAGCGGTTCAAGATTGTGACCCAAGCACCACGAAGCATCTGGCTGGTGGAATCGGACGAAACGGGGCGCGTCATACTTAGGAACACACGATGACAGAGCAGCTGTTCTTCGATGACTTCATAGGTGCGTACGCATCACCTTTGCCCAACGCAACGGACTTTGGCTCCACCTATCGGTGGACGCGTAAGGGCGACGGCACAGCGGAGTACATGCCTCCGTATGGTGCAACGTGGGGGCTGGCCCGCATGGACTTGTCCACCTCGCAACAGTTCGGGGAGGCGGTAATCAAGTCCGTTTCGCCGTCGGAGTACGGCCTTGTTGCGTGCAACATCAGCGGTACGTTCACTGCCTCGAGCCACACCTGTTACAAGTACGGCCTGATGCCTACTGGGTGGCACACCATCTGGCGAAACGAGGCACAGTCCATAGGTGGTGGCGTGAAGGTGGCCGAGGACTCCTACGGCGTGGCGATGGCGCTGTATCGCCGCATTACCGTCACGCCCCAGGGGGATGGTGCGCTCATCGTCGGTTCGCAAAGCAGCGACGACGTCACCTACACCGACCTGGTGTCCTACTACGACCCCGACCCACTACCCGCTGGCAAGATTGGCTTCGCCACCTACACCATGTTCGGAAGGGTTGATTGGGTTAGGCAATACAGCATTCCGCTGCCAGAGCGCATCGTGCCCGAGCGGCCACACCACGTATGGCTGGTTGAGCCTAACGAGCGCGAGCGCCAAGTGATGAGGATAGGACGATGACCCTACTCGAAATGCCCGCCTGCCCGTTCTTCGATGACACCCACACCGAGCGGCTGGACGGGTACGGGAACTTCTACCACGTGTACGAGTTTTCCATCCCGAGCAACCACCCCAGCGCCGAACTGGCCGTGCCCAAGGGACTGGTCATCTTCCCCGACCTGGACGGCGACACCAAGTGCTTCGTCACGCGCACGGTGGATGAGGAGAGCGGCCCCAACGGGTTGTACAAGCGGTGCGTAGCCGAGGATGCCGCGCAGGACGAACTCATGAGCATGGTGGTGGCCCCCATGGAGTACTCGGCCTCCGACTGCACCACCATAGTGGAGGGCTTGCTGTCCACCAGCCGCTGGGACGTGGGTGTGGTTGAGATACCAGACACATACACCGCCACCTTCGAGTGGCTGGAGTACCCAACGGTCTGGGAGTGCCTGCTCGAGGTAGCCAAGTACTTCGGTGCCGAGGTTCAGAGCCAGGTGGAGGTATCAGGCAACACCATCGTGTCCCGCAGCATTGACTTCCTGCTGCACCGCGGCATGGCCTCGGGCCAAACCATTGAGTACACCAAGGACTGTGCAGCCGTGACCCGCAGCGGGGACGGCGGGGAGATTTACACCAAGGTCATTGGGCTAGGTGCTTCCCAGGCCGACGGAACGCTGCTCCAGTTCACGGACGTGGCTTGGACTACGGCGGGCGGCGACCCGTGGGACAAGCCCGAAACCGATAACTTCCTGGCCTCCGACAAGCACCGCATGGGTGACGCGGGCGACCCCGAAAAGGGCATACCCGAAACCCCCATGTACGGCATACGCCTGGACGACGGGACGGTGGAGCACCGCACGGGTGTGTACCGCGCCCCCGACCAGACGGACACGGGCTGGCTGCTGTACGACACCTACCAGTACTTCATGGAGCACCTGCTGCCCCGCTACACCTACGACGTGACCATCGCGGCCCTGGAACGCATGCCTCTACAGCGCCCTGGGGATGCCAAGCGCGAGTGGGAAAGCATCAGGGTTGGCGACACCGTGACAGTGCGCGACACGGCCTGCTACCCACCGTATCAGGACGAGGTTCGCGTCATTGAGGTACGCCGCAGCTACTCCGACCCCACCAGGGACGGCGTGGTGCTTGGTGTGCCCGAAAAGAAGGTATCGGATTACCTCGCTGATGCTGTCAGACTCAGAAGGAGAGTGACGCAAAGGGAGGGCGGTTGGTGAACCGCACGCATACGAGCAAGGACGGAAATGAGTACCGCACCCGTGGAGGAACGTATCACAAGGGTTGAGGCAGAGTTGGAAAGCCTACTTACAGCCTTCGAACTACATGAGCGTCGACAGGAGGGCGAGTTTTCGAGCATCGCCACCTCCTTGACGCAGATACAAACGACGCTGTCCACGCGCCTACCCACGTGGGCAACGCTGCTCATGACTGGCATGGGCACCATCATTGGCGTCTTGGTAGGAGTCGTTTCGACGCACACCATAAACTAGGGGGACAAGATGGCTCTACTCCAGAAGGGTTCACACGGGGATGCAGTGCGCGTGGTGCAGCGCAAGCTAAGGTTCCTGGGCTACGGCTTGGGCACCACTGGAGTGGACGGCATCTATGGCCCCAACACCGTGCTGGCGGTGAGGCGCTTCCAGGCTGACTGCGGTCTAACCGTTACGGGCACCGTGGGACGCCGCACCAGCCGCGCCCTAGCCCTGTGCTACAAGGCCGAGGGTCTGGTGGGGCACTGCCGCTACGTCTTGGGTGCGGAAACCGACCTGGACAACCCGTACCCCACGCGCCTGGACTGCTCAGAGTTCGTGCAGTGGTCGGTGCACCAGGCATCGGGAATGACCGTTGTCGATGGAGCCGCTGCGCAATGGGCTGCCACCAGTTCCACGAGCACGGCCCCCGTTAGCGGCGACCTGGTGTTCATGCGCGGCACCTACAAGCCAGGCATCAGCCACGTGGGCATCATCACCCGCAAGAAGATGGTAGCTGGCAAGCCTGTGTGGCAGGTGGTGCATGCTGCCAACCGCTTCCGCGGCGTAGTGCGCGACCCGCTCAGTCACTTCACGGGCAGCAGCCACTACGCGGGGCGGCACTACATTGCTGGCTTCATCCGTAGCGTCAAGGAGGCCTGATGTCCGAGCCAGGTTCCGAACGCCACAAGCATCTCGGGGTAGGCGACGATGGTTGCTTCACCCTGGTTAGGGATTTGGAGCGTGCCAACTCAGAGCGGGATTACGAAACAGGCACGCGCATGAAACTGCTCGACGTGGTGCTGGTGGGGCGCACCTACTTCGCTCGTATACGCCCCAAACACCACGAGGACGAAGATGCCTTCCTCATTGCCCTGGATAAACTGTTCTAACGCACGTGAACGCTTCGACAAAGCCAAACGTAGCCCGCCGCTGTACGACGCCTGCATCACAGGCTGTGTCAACCTCCATGGCTACTGCGAAGATTGCAATGGGAAGGCAAAGCCACGGGAGTGGCCGCCACCTGTTCCAGCTGCTGAACTGGAACGACAGGTGCCGCCTGATGCAAGGCAGGAAAATAAGCGGGCAGCAGACCGTGTGCGCGCAGCACGGCACAGGGCAAAGGTGCGGGCCGAGCGGATTGCTGCTGGCTGGATACCGCCAGAGGAACGCGAGTACAAGATGACCCCAGAGGAACGCGCTGCTGCAAGGGAACGGGCTGCGCGCCACCGCCAGCGCCGAAGGGAGGAAAAGTGAAGGCACTAGCTCAGCGCATACCGCCGCAGTGGAGGCGGGCACTTTACGTCGTCACGGGCCTGCTTGCCGCTGGCCTTATCGCGGCTGGCATTGTGGCCCCCGACGAGTTCAGCGCCCAAGTAGAAATGTGGGTCAAGCTGCTTGGGGAAGTCACCGCGTTGGTGGCTGCAATCATTGCCGCGTTCAACGTCAAGCCAAGCGAATAGTGGCAAACTGACGCGGCCTGGGTATATCGTATAGGCGTGCCGCGCCTGTGCAACGCGGCCTTTCCGTGGTAGCGGCGCCTCCCGTCAGGGGGGCGCTGCTTGCGTCCGCGGCCCCTATTGCAAAGCGTGTGGGTATATGTACACTTAGCAGTAACCACGGGAAGGAGGTTTGCTATGTCCACTGCACAGGCAATAGTTCGCGCCGCCTGGCTCATAGCCTGGGCCTTACTACACATGGGCACGAACCAGCTGTATCCGCCGCACGAGTTTGACTGGTGCAATGACGGGACGCAGGGGGGTGACGGATGATACCCAGGAAGCAGGACTACGTGTTTTCCACGCGGCTCCGAAAGGAGGACGTACCGTGGTGGAAGCGTGAGGTCGACCCAATCATCAAGCGGAAGTTCGGCGGCAACCGCACGGCGTTCCTCATGGATGCCGTACGGCGTTCTGTAACCAGACACAACGAAATGAGGTAGCGGTGGATGCAATGCAGCAGGAGCTAATCGACACCATCAAGCGCATGCGGGATGCTGATGCCCGCTCCGACGTTGACGCGGTGGACGAGTGCGTAGTGGCACTGTACGAGCTAGTGGACAGGATTGAGGCCGTCGACGGGGTCGACGACTACCATTAGAGGGGATTTACCATGACTACCAAGGCGAGGAAAGTACCCCCAGTGTTCCAGGAGATGGTGGCCAAGCGGCTTACCGACCTCCTGCGCATTGGGGAGCCGTTCCGTGTTGCAGACGTACCCGACAAGGCCATTGCTGAGTTCGTTGTGAACCTCGAGCCAGAGGAGCGGTACGGCGTTGAGCCAGCAGCCGCAATCACCCTCATGGTGCACAACATCCTCAAGTCCCTGAAGTTCCGCGAGCGTGCGTTTCGCCGCTGGGACAGGGGCACCATGAAGTACGAATCGCGGGGGCACAGCACGGTGGTGTACCCCAGCAACGACAGGGAGCGCTTCAACCTCAAGGACTACGAGGTACTTCTGCCGTGGCACAAGACGGCCAAGGAGGCCGAGCCGCCCCTCATCACGCGGGAAACCAAGCAGCACTTCGGCTACCCCACGGTTGAGGCGGCACTCGCTGCATCTGAGGCGGTGGTAGGCAAGCCCACCATTGAGGTAGAGGCCGAGCCTACCCTTGCGTCCGATGCCACGCCCGCCCCCTTCTACAGCCAGCTTCCAAACGTGATTGCACTCCAGGCAGCCCATAACTGCCTCGAGGCGGCCCGCATTGGTGCCCGCATGTGCACCGAAAACGTGGACCGCGCCATGGAGGTAATCAGGGCGCTCGAGGCAACGCTGGAGGCGGTGGAATGACACCTGTTGCCCCGCGGGAAACGGAAACGGACAGGCAGAACGAGCGCCGCATCATCGACGCCTTCCTGCGGCGCACGTTCCCCGACCTGCGTGCCGAGAAGCTCAAGCTGGTGCACCAAATCGACTACGCGCTGCTGGATACCGACAAGCAGGTGCAGGCTTGGGCCGAGGTGAAGCACCGCAAGTGCACCCGCGAGGATGCGCTCGAGAACAAGCTGTGGTGCTACATGAACGTGACCAAATGGATGACGGCGGTACGCCTGGCGCACATGGCCCAGCGCGACTTCTACTACATCCTCGAAACCGACGATGGGCACATGGCCTACAGGCGCTTCGCCTGGCAGGCAATGCCCAAGGAAACGTTCCCGCCCCTGCGCTGGGAGGGCGGCAAGGACGAAAAGGGCGTGCCCGACTACGAACCTGTTGTGCTGTTCCGTTGGGACAGCTTCCAGTGGCTATAGGAGGAACCATGGAAAGGGAGCAGTGGCTCGAGGCCAGGCGCAAGGGCGTTGGTGGTAGCGACATAGCCGCCATTTGCGGCCTGTCGCGCTGGCGCGGGCCTATGGACGTGTACCTGGACAAGATTGGGGCTGCTGGCCCCGACGACCCCAACGAGGCCATGTATTGGGGCAGCGCCATTGAGCAGCTTCTGCTTACGCGCTTCGAGCAGGAGCACGACGAGTACTGGGTGGAATCGGGCAGCAACGAGCTGCACGTGCACCCCGAACACGACTTCTGCGTGGCCAGCTATGACGGCCTGGTGTACGCCACCAAGGATTGGAACCTCGAGGGCGTTGCGCCCGTTGCTGGCTGGGAGGGCAAGACGGCCAGCGCCTACAAGAGCAAGGAGTGGGAGGGCGATGCGCCGCCCTTGGAGTACGTGTTCCAGGTGCAGTGGTACATGGCCGTTAGCGGCCTGCCGCGCTGGTATCTGAGCGTGCTCATTGGCGGCCAGCAGTACCGCGAGTGGATTGTGGAGCGCGACGACGAGCTGATTGACATGCTGCTAAAGCGTGCCCAGGAGTTCTGGCAGCTGGTGGAAAGCCGCACACCGCCCGCGATTGACGCAAGCAAGGCGACGTCAGCCGTTCTGTCGGCACTTCACCCCGCTGCCGATGCAGTGCTAGACCCGCCCGCCGCGCTGCCAGACGATGCGGCGACACTGGCCGAGAACTACCTGGAGGCCAAGCAGATGCTCAAGCTGGCCGAGGAAGGTGTGCGGTACATCGAGAACAGGCTCAAGGATGAGCTTGGCGACAACGCGGTCGGGCTGGCGGGCGGGTACGAAATCACGTGGAAGCCACGCAAGCGCAGCACTTTCGACACCACAGCACTTCTGAACGACCACCCCGAAATGCAGCAGTACCGCGTAACCACTGAGTACCGCGTGTTCGGGGTCAAGGCATTGGAGGTGGCACACGATGCCCAGGATGAGGTGGGCAATGCCTGATAGCCTTAGCGGTCTAGCCATGTGCACCGAAGTCGTGCGCCACGGCGACTTCGGCATGGAGGCCAAGTTCGAGGAGCCTAATGGTAGGCGCTTGTGGGCCTACTTCAGCGGCACCCGCAATCGCGGCATCGTTCAGGGCCAGGAATACGACATCGAGAACGTGTACATCTACGCCACGGAATGGAGAGTTGATACGCCATGAGTGATAACTTCCAGGTACGCCCGATTGACCCCAGCCTCATACCCGAATCGCAGATGACGGCCACGCTGGGATACTCCAAGTACCGCGAACTGGTACACAGGCTCAATGCCGACACCGCCAACGACGCCTGGTTCATTGGTGACTTCGGTTCCGCCAAGGTGGCCAACGTCAAGGCTGGTTCGATACGAAACTTCATCAAGAAGGAGCGCGTGCCGCTGCTTGCGTTGCAGCGCAAGAACGCGGTGTACGTCATGCGAACAAAGGATGGTGACGCGCACGATGACGCAAACAGCTAACACCGATGCGGCACGTAACGCACTGGTGGCGCAGGAGCAGGCAATGCGGCCCGCGCCAGGCATGACCATTGCGCAGTTCCTGGAAAAGCAGAAGCCAGCCATACAGGCGGCCCTGCCACGCAACGTGGACGTTGACCGCTTCACCCGCATCGTGCTTACGGAGGTGCGCCGCAGCCCCAAGCTGTTGCAGTGCGACCCCATCAGCATCATTGCCGCGGTGATGCAGTCGGCCCAGCTGGGGCTGGAACCAGGCAGCGGCCTGGGCGAGGCCTACATCATTCCGTACAAGCGTGAAGCGACGTTCCAAATGGGCTACAAGGGTCTGGTCAAGCTCGCCCTCAACAGTGGCGACATCAGCAGCATTTGGGCTGAGGCGGTGTACGAGGGCGACACCTTTGCCGTGCGCATGGGCAGCGACCCAAGCATTCAGCACGTGCCTAACTTCGATGCCCCCAGGGGTAGGTACGACGCCATGACTCACGTGTACGCTGTCGCCAAGCTATCAAGCGGCGACACCCAGTTCGCGGTGATGACCAAGGCCGAAATCGACCAGCACAAGAAGCGGTATAGCCGCGGCGCGGAGTCCGACCAATCGCCGTGGAGCGACCCGCTGGGGGCCGTGGAAATGGCCAAGAAGACGGTCGTGCTGCGGCTGTGCAAGATGCTGCCGTTGAGCGCCGAGGCGGCCAGGGCGTTTGCCGCCGATGGGGCCGCACGGCGGGAGCTGGCGGTTGATATGACCCTGGTTCCCGACTTTGAGGAGGAGGTAGTACCAGCTGCTGCGCTGGGTGCCAGCGAGGGCACCACTGATGAGCCAGAGGGCGAGCAGCTCTTTCCTGAGGAGGTTGAGGCCTAACGCAGCACCGCAGCACGCTTCCAACAACAGGAGCAGTGGGGCGGGCTTGTGGACAACACGGCCCGCTCCGCATACCTGGGCCTAAACGCACACTTATCACAATCGGTATCAACAGGAGAAACAGGCCGTGGCCAGCAGAATGCACATTTGCACAGGACATACTGATAAGAAGGTACTTCATGTATGGATGTCCCTTATCAGTAGACCGCCTGTGGAAAGTGTGGACACAGTGCACGGAAAGGGGCAGCACGTGGACGCTTTCGACACTCGGGTAGCCAAGTACCTTGC